CAGCTTCTCGCTCGTTTCCCAAGCCAGAGCATGCCAGTTGCGCACCATAACCTTTCCCTGCCGCAGCTTGTCGAGCATCGCGGGAGGAATAATACTAAATTCCTCAAAATAGTTGCCCGGTGCCGATGGGACTAAAACGCTCAGACGGCTTTTCACTGTGAGGCCCGGCGCGACCACAAAGATATTTTTTGAAAACCTGCCGTCCTGAGGATATGCCACCTTGTTTAGGACTTGCCACGCAATGACCATGCTCATGACTACGGTCTTACCAGTTCCGGTCGCCATTTTTGAACAGATACGCTGGAACACACCGCCGTCAGAAGGAATAGCAATGCCAATTTTATCTGTCTCCGGCGCCTCAACTAGCCAGATCAGAGTTTCGATGGCTTCAAGTTGGCAATAGAAGAATGGAAATTGCCGTTCGTTTTTGTCGTACCAATATTCCAGAAGTCGTTTGGAAACCCCTGTGCTGCCGGGATAACTATCGTCGCGCCATTTCTTCACGCGCGGGCGTATCTGATTGACAAGGGGGATTTCGACAAACTGCCCCGGATCATCGAAGGACTTTGAATCTGCAGAAGCAACGACATAGCCAGCCGCACGTCGTCCCTGACGCAGTACAAATGATCGGCTTTCGCGGTCATACTCGTGATACTGCTGTGGCTCCACATAAGGGGAGTTTATGATCAGCTGTTTAATGCCCTCAGCCATCCTGTTCCTCTTAACTCTGCAGTTCGATAATCTTTAGGCTTTCAATGCCGCGATCATCAATGATTTTGACGGCTACGCGTTTGTGTTCGCCAACATCGAAAGGAATAGAGATCGTGCCGTAGAAAGCTTCGATTTTTTCTTCATCGATCTCGGCTCTCAGGTTTTTCGACAGTCTCCCCCATCCTTCACCGCTACCGGCCATAGGGAAGAAAACCTGACGTGGAAACAAGCTCCGGCCATCGTAATCAGTGTCGAGTAGCCACATAGCGATTCTATCCGAACCGCCGGAGACGATTTCACCTGTGCGGGTATCGTAATAATCAAAACCCATGACCTCGACTTTAAACTTACCCTTATCTTCACCTTTATCGATGGCTAAAGCTTTGACGTCCGGCTGACCAATCAGCCAGAAGCTTTCGTTGCTGGCACGTTTCTTTTTCAAATCTTCAGTGAGAAGGTCGGCATTCATTTGCGCTTTGAGCAAGGTGACGCCCGGCCAGTTAGTTTCGTCAATGTCTTTGGCTGCTTCTGGATCAAACTGGAACGCCGCAAAAACAACGATCTTAGGTTTTGGCACGAGGCGTTGCGCTTCTTCTAAAGCCATCGCAACCTGTCGCTGCTCCAGCGGCGCATGATCAGGGCCAAAGGAAATCACGACCCGTTCAGGTGAGGCACCTTTGGTTTCGGCGTCGGCATGTAAGTAACGTGTGCCTGCAAGCGGTTCAACCCGTGAGAAGTCGATCCGTTGGCCACCCTTGCCGCGAATACCTGCTTTTAGGAGCTCATCTTGCCAGTCAGCTTGACGCAGCGTCTCTCCTGAACGTGATATGCTTATATCGCCAACAGGCTGCTCCTTAATATCATCAAGCGATTTCACTATTGGTGCTGGCACAGCCTCAACTGTAAATGGGCCAGATACCCTTGCTTTAGCTTTGTCTATTTTAGGCTGGTCATATAAGGCTTCATTTGGAGAAGGCTCGTTGTTTGCTATAGAGCCTAAAGTAATGTGAGGGGCTGTTTTATACTCGAATCCTCCAGCTATTCCCTCTGCACGACGGGCCAATTCAAAATAATCAAAATTACAAGTCATTAGACGTTGTTTTGCTAAAGTCAGGGCTACGCGCGATGTGTCACAAGTAGTCCAACGTCGCCCCCACTGCTCGGCCACATAAGCGGTCGTGCCACTACCACACGTTGGATCAAATACCAGATCCCCAGGATCCGTGGTCATCAAAAGGCAGCGCTGCAGAACCTTTGTAGATGTTTGCACAACATAATCTTTGTTCTGCTCGGACATCTGTTCAGACCATAAGTTGTTAATCTGAACGATCGGAGCATCCTGTAAATACTTTTTGAACTTTAAGGTGTTTCCTACAATTTCAATTCGGTTAAGTTGAGCAAGACGTTCCAATCCCTCTGGATATTTGACTTTCCAGTGGCATCCTGAATTCGGATAAAATTTCTTTCCTTTGAATTCAAATGGCTGAGAGGAGCTTGGCAGCCCTTTTGCAGATAGATTGCTTTGGCTATAAACTTTTGACCCGCCAGGAATAATTGTTGGGTTTGCTATTTCGTCTGCCGTTAAACGACGACAAACACCATCGCTTAGCTCAACAAACTCGTAGTAGGAAGTTCCTATGCCCTGTTCAAGACTTTTTTCTCGATAAAGCGGGCGATATTTGACCTTCGATTTATCTTTACAATACCAGCACAAATAATCGCCAGCCCGCGATATAGTTGTTGAGGCAAACCCTCGTGTGGTTGCAAAACTAATTAAACTTACAAAGTTTTCTTTGTTAAAAACTTCATCAAGCACACTTCTTACTAGATGGATATTCTCGTCACTTATCTGAACAAAGACACTCCCACTATCAGTTAGGAGATCGCGCGTCAGCAGTAGCCGGTCTCGCAAATAAGCCAAATAAGAATGAATGCCAAGTTCCCATGTGTCTCGAAAAGCCTTTACGGTTTCTGGCTCAGAAGTTAAATCTTCATCACTGCCATCCTTAACATTTTTATTATTTGTAAACGGCTGAAAGTTTGAACCATATTTAATTCCATAGGGTGGGTCGATATAGACCATCTGTACCTGACCGGCCATGCCTTCTTTTTCCAGCAGGCTGTTCATAACCAGCAGGCTGTCACCAGCGATCAGGCGGTTCGACCAATTGTTTTTGTGTTTGTAAAACTCAATTGCTTCACGGATCGGTCGCGCTTCCTCAGCCCAATGGAACAAATCCGACTGACCACCGCCGTTCTTTTTCTTAACAGATTGAATGATGGTTTTAGGGTCGATTCGCTCATGCACATGCAGTGACACTGTCGGAACCTCGAACGAGGTATGTTCCGCCTTTCCAGCCCAGACCAACTGAGGGTCGAGATGGGGATCATAGGCGTAGGATTTTTTATCGCTGTCTTGGTCGGTATCCGGGGTCACGAGACCCACCGGCGGGTTATAAGCCCGCGTTTTATCTTCATGCGTGTAAGCGCCGATTTCACGTTTTTTCTCCGCTTTACCGGCGGCCTTATTGGCCGCTTTAATTCTTGGCATTCTTTAGCTCCTCACACATTGCGTTATTCAGCTTTCTTATCAAGCTTTAGGTGCTTGGTATTGCCCTGATCTTTCAGGAAACGGATGATAGCCTGCCGGATTACCCACGCGACTGAAATATCGTTCTTTTCCGCTAAACTGGCGACTTTTTCGTATACATCACCCGGTAGAATGACGGAGGTGCGAACGCGCTTTTTTTCAGTCACGGGCATTTTCTGATATCTCTGAAGGGTAACTGTTTTGAAGGTCGGAATTTATGGTGTATTGTGCACCACGGAATTTGAGATTAACAGCTATTTCATTATAATCAACCGAGGCGCGCAATGAATACTCTTTACTCTAGGTTAAGCGAAAAACGCGGTGACACCCCCGAGTTAAAAAACTGCATTGAAAATGTTGTCCGACATCTGTCGAAAACGACAACCTCACTGGGGCAGCCGGGCATGCTGCTCGGAAAAATTCAGTCCGGCAAAACGATGGCCTTTCTTGGCATCATCGCAAAAGCTTTTGATGAGGGATTTGATATTGCCATCGTCCTGACGAAAGGCACCAAGGCCTTATCGGCTCAGACGGTCAGCCGATTGAAAAAAGATTATCAGGATTTCGATAAGGAAGATGAATTAAAAATCTTCGATATTATGAGCATGCCTCAAGAACTGACCAGCTTCGAGACGCGCCAAAAACTTATTTTCGTTGCTAAGAAACAGCACAAAAATCTGGAACGGATACTCAAACTGTTTGAGTCAGACCAGCCTACCTTTAGCAAGAGAAGGGTTCTTCTCGTGGATGACGAGGCCGATTTGGCCAGCGTTAGATTTGTGAAGAAGAAGGACGAGGATGACATCGATCAGGGTAAAATTGCCCAGCAGATTGATAACCTTCGGCATATCGTTGCCTCTATGGCTTTCCTGCAAGTGACGGCAACACCTTACGCGTTATATCTACAGCCCGATGCATATACGGCGCAAGGCCCGAACGAATATGTCTTTTTGCCAAAGAAGCCCGCCTTCACCGAGCTGTTGCCGATCCATTCAAAGTATGTTGGCGGTGAGGATTATTTTGGTGACTTTGACGATACCAATCATAGATCGTTCTTGTATATGGAAGTGCCACTCGACGAGCAGGATGTTCTGCGCGCGATTGACGGTAGGCAAACGCGCACTGAACACCTGATGACCTCGCCAAAAGTTAGAATGTTGAGATTTGCACTCCTAAATTTCATTACAGCAGTCGTTGTCCGGCACTGGCAGCTCAAAGAAGCTGGTGAGCGCCCCAACAAAAAATTCTCCCTGATCATACATAATGATACGCAGCGAAAAGCGCACGATTACCAATGGGAAACGGTAGGTAAACTTCTTGATCTGTTTGCCAAGAGAGCGGAAACTAAAGCTGCTGATCTGCGCGCATTATTTGATGAGTGTTACGAAAACCTTAAACAATCTGTCACGGCCAATAAGGGCAATATGCCTTCGGCAAATTTGTGTTTCGGTGAGGTGTGTAAAGCGCTTATCGGCGGTGACGTTATGAAGGAACGTGTCAATTCAGATCAACAGGTCAGCGCGCTGCTGGATGAGAATAGCGAACTTAAGCTCAGGACACCGTTCAACATTTTCATCGGTGGAAATATTCTTGATCGTGGCATTACCGTTCCAAACCTTATGGGGTTTTATTACGGGCGTAATCCGAAAACGATGCAAGCCGACACGGTGCTCCAGCATTCCCGCATGTATGGCAATCGTGACAGGTCTGATCTTGCCGTGACCAGATTTTACACATCACGAATTGTTTATGACCGACTGAAAAAGATTCATGAGCTTGAGGAAATGTTACGGCATGCCTTTGAAACTGGCGCGCATGACAGGGGTGTTGTCTTTATCCAAACTGATGCTGCGCGACAAATCATGCCTTGCGCCCCATCCAAGATCAAAATGTCCGAGGTTTATTCCATTAAGCCGGGCGGACGCCTGTTGCCGGTAGGTTTTCAATCTTTACCAAAATATAAGATCGAGAAAACAGTCGCGCGCATCAGAGATTTGTTGCCGAATGAATGCGTAGATACGGACAGGCCATTGCTTGTAGATTCACAACTGTGTCATCAGATTCTCGACCTGATACAAGAAACGTTTGAAATTGAAGATACCGCATGGAATTGGGATGCCATGCACACAGCCATAGACTATTACTGCAAGGCCAGCCAGATTGAAGGATCCTCAAAAAAACTTTATCTGCTCGCAAACACAGGAAGAGGAATCCGGAGAGTTCGTCCATCAGGCCGTTATGCCGATAAGCCAGATGACTCTGATAAGGACAGAAACATCCAGCAAAAGTTTGCGGTAAACGACCCTATCTTTATGCTGTTCGAAGAGTCCGGCGATAAGGAAAAAGGATGGGGTGGTTTTCCATTCTGGTGGCCTGTGTTTGTTGCGCCATCAGCGGCGAAACCTTGCGTTTATGCGAACGCAGCGTAAGGAGCGGTTCATGACTCGTGCAGAACCAAGCGGTAGAAAGCTTACTGCTCAAGATGCTTCTGTTGTAAAAGGAATGCTCAACCGTGGAGACAGGCACCACGACATAGCGGCTTGGTTCGGTGTGAATCAAGGCCGCATAGCGGAAATCAAACAAGGAATATCCTATGAGGACATTTTTGCCGCTGACACATCAGAACTTCCGCCGCCAGGGCCATATTCTTCGGGTCGTGCCGCACACCGCGCTATTCGTGCGCTGGAGGAAGCCAAATGTGCTTTAGATCTCGCCAAAGAGACTGTCGACAATGCACTCAGGGATATACAGCGAGGTGAATTATAATTTGCCCCTACATAATCTTATTTGAATGCGAAGAGATGCGTAATCCTGCAACGCAGTCGGAAATACCGCATTTGCCGGGGCCGCTTGTATCTCTACCGCCAACTTTCGCTGAAAGTCTCGGTCATATTCCCTGACCGGCGGGCAGACGCAGGCGGGATCAGAATTTCCCGTCGCGCAGGCGGTCAACAAGCTCACCGCGAGTGCGAGGAGCATCCAGCGTGGCACGAAGTTGCGCATCTTTAACCTCCAAGGCTTTTTTGAGTTGATCGGCGCGCTCGGCGTTGCGCCCGGCCTGCCGCGCGCCGGACAAGACGGCAAGAACCGACAGGCCAGCTGCCGCCCAGCCGAGCAGCCGCATGGCATTGCCGGACAGCCAGCTGGTGAAAAGCGCCCACATCAGTTAATGCCCTTCTGGCGGTCGTCGATCCGGGCCCAAATCATCACGCCGATGCCGATCAGCGTAACAATCAGCAGCAGCCATTTGGCTACTTCCAGATAAGGCGCAAGGGTGAGCAGCGCGGCCTGCGCTGGATCAATGGCCTCCTTGACCGCTTCCACCACGCCGACGCCTACCGTGGCCGCCGTAGCGGCCTGTCCGCCCTTCACGGTGCGGCTGGCCTGTAGGCTGGGCTTTTCCGGCTCGACACCAGCCAGCACAAGCGCCTTGGTTAGCTGGGCGTCGGTATAAGGCTGCTGGCCGTTTTCATGCTGGATGATTGCCACGACCACCGGCTTCAGATCTGCAAAGCTGTGCATGTCCAGTTTCTGATCGGGATTGAAGCCAGTATTTTTTGCCACGGCCTGCACATAGGCTTCGGTATTGTTTTCTGTCGCTGGCGCCCAGCGGCTGATGATCTGACGAATGCTGCGCAGGCCATGCTTGTCCTGATAGGCGATTAGCGTTCGCGCCAGCGCGCGGATGCCATAAACAGGGTTTTGGAAGACAAGAAAATCCTTATCTGTCTGCTGCTGTGCCAGCCCCTGCCACGGGTCGTTTGACCGACGAATATTGCCGGGATTGTTATTGCGGATGCCGCGAGAGTTTTCTGCTGTCATGTTTTCCTCCTGTGATCAGCGGGGTAAAAACCATTTAAAAAGGTTGTCGAGAACGAAACCGGCCAGCGCGCCAAGAGCGAGAACCACGGCAAAACCGCCCTTCCAGCGATTTGCCATCCGGTCGAGCTGATCAAGGCGCACATCAATTTGGTCGACCTTGGTTTTTAGTTCGGAGATCGAGCTGGCAAGGCTGGCAACCTGTCCTTCCAGCCTGCCGATAGCGCGGAAATATTCTGGTTCGTTCATGACAGACTCCTCCTGTTCCCGCAGTTGAAGTGCGAGTTGCCGATGCGGGTTGTTGTTCATGGCTGGTTAGGTGGCGACGACGATCATCCCGCCTTGCTGGCTGGCGGAAATAACAGTGCCGTTCGTGCGCAACACTTCGATGGCAGCTTGGCTGACGCGCAGTGCCGGCACGGGATGGATCAAGGCTTCGACCGCCAATTGCGAGATGCGCAATGCGGCATTTGACGGACGGTAAAGGGTTTCAACGGCGACCTGGCTGACGCGCAATGTCGCATTATCGACAAGCGTGAAGGCATCCGAAAAGTTCAGAAAGCCCACGCCGCTTGAGGAACCGCCGCCGCTGGCAAGATCAGAACCGTTGCCGCCGTAAAAGAGCGTGCCGGTGCGGCTGCCGGTGATTGTATTGTAAGCGCGATAACCAATTTCGGCGACAATCCGGTCGCCGGTCAGCGCCGCGACCGAAGATAGGCTTTGCGTGGCGGATAAAGCCTTGCCGGTTGCCGTGGTCTGCGCCCATTCGTTCGTGGACGGATCGGCGTAATTGGCAAGGAGCGTGCCGCGCACGGTGTCGCTATCGCCCTGCGTGACAAAAACATGCAGGTAATATGCAAAATCGGCATCGTTGAGGCTTTCCGCCGCCGCCAGCATCAAATTAAGCGTGCCGGAAAACGTCCAGTTTGCCGCCAAGGGCGCTGAAACGCCGCGCAAAAGCAAAACGTCGAAATTCGCGCTAGCCGAGCTTTCCGCTGAAGTAACTGACTGCGGCGCGCCAAGTTCAGCAGCATCCGGCGAGATAAACATCGCGCGCGCCAGATGATCGGTCGTGCGCTCCCATCCGCCGCGAATGGTTGCCGGGACATAACCGGCTTGTCCGCTGGAAAGATAAAGTTTCGGCATATCAGGCTTGCAACTTGTAACCGAATTCGGCGGCGTTGATTCCCGTATCCACCCATCCCGCCGATGTGTTCGGGTTCTGCTCCATGATTTGCAGGCAGAACCGGTAATCAGTGCTTAAATTCTTGCTTGCTCCCTCGTAATCGGTGCTGCTGATGCGGGTGAGCGTTCGCACCGTGCGCGATCCGGCATCATCCTTGCGCGCGGAAAGCGCCACCTGCACCCCGAAAATCGAGCCGCTGACGGCGGCCAAATTCGTGCAATCGAAGCTGTCACGCTTGCCCGTCACATTGGCGTAATTGTAGCTGGTGTCGCCATCGTTTGGCTGGTCATCGACGTTGTCCCAATTATTGCCGCTGCCTTGCGTTGAGAATTCCGCGTAGTTGCCCGCAGCGGCAGGCTTCAAGGTATCAACGCGGCAATCGCCGAGGTAAGTGTTGTTGGCAGAACCTGTGCCATCGCAAATATAGAGATCGTCGAAAGCAACATCGGTATTCCGCGAAATGAACTGGATGCGGTTGGCGGTATTTAGCGTGCTGGAGAATTTTGTATCGCCGGTAAAAGTCACAAAAACGGTTTCGTTCACTCGCACTTCGGCAAGGCCGCCGCTGTCGGCGATAGTGATTTTGATTTCAATATAATTCCAAGTGTTGATCGCCAGCGCGCCAGCCGATGTAGCAATTAAGGTGCCGTTGCGCTGGATTTGAATGACACCCGCGGAAGTCAGGGTGATCTGGATTTGGATGTTATTGCCGTTATCGTAAAAACGGACAATGTCGCCGGTTTCCGTGCCGTAAAGATACATGGCGAAGCCGACGATCCACGTCTGCTGATCATCGAGAACGAGCGCGATATTGTCGTTCAGCGCGCGCATCAGAATAGCCAATGTGCTGCCGCGCCGCCCGGTCGTGGTGGTGATGCCGTTCCCGCCGCCCGTATCGCTGTAGCTTGTCCATTTCTGCGAAAGATTGCCGGGGATGGCGTAATGTTCGAAGCCGTCCATAAAACGTAAGGCCATAATAAACTCCTTTAGAGGCGAACGCCTGCCAGCGCCACGCCGAGATCGGCAAGCGATGTATCGTTTGGCGTGGGGGCAACAATCGTCAGCACGTCGCCCGCCGCGAAATCCGTGTCGGATGCCGCCGTGAAAGTCGCGGTTGTGGCGCTGGCGGCAAATTGCATAGTGGCGAACTGGGTGCCGTTCTTTTTCAGTGAAAAAGTGGCAGTGGCAGCCGCGCTTGTGGCTACCACGCCTTTACTGTTAGGCAAGCTGGCAGGGAACCGCACGGCGCGCGGCAAGGGATAGCGAAGAATGATCGCGCCCGAAGCCGGTTGTCCGGTAAGCGAAGCGCCGATGTCGTAAGGGTTTCCCGCCGACGATGTTTCAGCCACGATCTTGAAAGTGGTGCCGTCGCAATAAAGCAGTTTCCGGTCGTTGGAATTGACAGCGATGGGAGAACCGGAAGGCGTTTTCACATTGACCGCAAAGCCGCCTGTGGTTCCATTCTCTACCAGAAGCAGTTTTGCATGAGCTGGCGCGGTAACCGTGCGCGCCGCCGTCAAGGTGCCGGTAAATTTCGCCGACAGCATGCCGAGCATCTGGGCATCCGTCAGCGTCAGGTTGGCATCGGCAATGGCGATGGATGACGGCTGGCAAAGAGCCTGATCAAGCGCATCAAAAGCGGCATTCGCTGTCACCTCTTTTTGCGACTGGTTTGCGGCGATATGATCGATCAGCAGATTAGGAGTTTGTGTCATAGAACCGCTCTTCCGGGTTCGCCCCGGCCAATGATGGAATTAAGCTGGTAAACTTCGATCTCCAGCGCGGATTGCGGCGCGCCGAAATCGGTGGTCTGCTGCGCGGCGCTGTAGGACGCCGATTGACTGGATGTGGCAAGCGTGCGCACCACGTCATCGCCGGAAAGAATATCGATCTCATAGGCTTCGCTGTCCTCGAATAGCGGCACATCCACGTTATCCACCCATTCCCCATACCAGCGCGTGCGCCGGTGCCAGTTGAGGGAAAGATTGCCGCTGCCGTCACGGCTGCCCTTGATCTGAACAGGCGAAAAACAGCGCAGGCTGCGACCTTCAAAAGTAAAAGGAATAACGGGCGCGTCATCCCAGTTGCCGCCCGTCAGCAAAGCTTTGTAATAAGATGAATGGTCGATTTCAGTGGCGGGCAACGGCATGCGGTAAAGCCCGTTTGCCGCCAGCACAACGAAACCTTCGCCAATTTGGTGTGTGCCGGTTTTATCCTCGGTGCCGCGCCGTCCGCGCAACAGCCCGGACAACTGGTAAAGATTATCCGAAAGCAGCGTAGCATCGCGCCACTGAATGATTTCCTCGCCCAGCAGCGCGACGTTGTTCCAGTTCAGAATTTCAAGCGCCGTCTTGCTGTCCAGCGTTCCGTGCGCCAAGGCAATTTGCACGGTGTTGGTTTCATCCCATACCCACGGGCGCGCCGTATTGCCAAGCGCGTTTGCCGCCCAGCCAAAGGCCGGGCCTTCGGTGCCGGTGCCGATAATGCTCCATGCCAGTTGATCCGGCGAACGATAAAGTGCGGCGCTGCCCGCGCTGCGCAGCCCGAAACCATAATAGAGGCCGATATTATCGTCACCGGCCCGCAGCATGGGCAAATCCATCAGGAACAGGTTGATCGGCGTTGCCAGCCGGATCGGCGAAGATGGAATAGCCACGCTTGTGCCTGTGGCATTCGAAACATAGGACGCTTCGTCTTCGGCCACGGCCTGACAGGCGACAATGTTGTTGCCGCCAAAATCAACCTGATTGAGCCGCAGCGTGAAAGTGGCGTCCGGCGTTTCAACCGTCATCACATCGGCGGGATCAAGCCGCAGATAAGAAGGCGGCAAGTTGAATTTATAGGCGTTGCGCTCGATCCACGCATTGGTCAGCGTGCGCTGCGCCACCTGCGCCGCTTCACTCGCCGAAAGCACGATGGAAAGCTGAACGGTTTGCAGATCCTGCGTGCCGACCGCGTTGGCGATGCGCGCCGCGTGCTGGGTGTTGGTCTGGTAATCCCTGTCCGGATCGATATGGGTAAGGTCGATCCGCAGCGGCAATTCAACGTCCTGCGTGCGGGTTTCATCAAGGCGCAGCGGCGTGTCATTTGACGCGCCTTCCACCGCGCCCAGGTCATCGTATTCAACCGTGGCAACCGAAGCGCCGCCACGCGGTACGAAATTCAGCACGCCGTCCGTTTCGACGGCATCAATAAAGAAAGTGCCGAGCAAAGGTTCCAGCGCCTCGCGCGCCGCCATGCGGCTGCTGACGACATAGCCACGCAGCGCCTGACTGACCGCGCCGGTGATAACATCGGTCGGCTCCATGCCCGCCTTTTGGCAAAGGTCGGCCAGCACATCGGATAGCGCTACGGTATTCGAGCCATAGCGTTCCAGCGGATATTTCACTTCGCCGTCATCGGTCATGATGACGACACTGTTGGTGAACTTCTCGTAGACACCGCCGAAATGTGTGGCGAAGGTCGGCGCGAAAGGCGCAAGATCAATCGTCTTCTCAAGCCGCATCGAAACCAGATCAACCAGTGTCACATCGAAGCCGGTGGCGGCCCATAAGCGGCCATTGATCGGCAGGTTGGCATCCGACTGAAGCCCGTGGCCTGCGGCGATGGCGACATCATCCACATAACCGGCGAAGCCATCATAGGGATGCCATTTGACGACGCGGCTGCCCAAGCCAAAGGTGAAGTAAAGATGGCCAGTGTAATCATCCCAAAAGATGGTGCGCGGGCCTTCGCCGCCCGACCATGCCGAAATATTCCATTCCGTCAGGCCGCCGTCATAGCGCCTGATCTTGGCGGAATCCACCTGCCAGTAATTGCCGTCCGGATCGTCGCACATGGGCGAACCCGGCGAGGCGTGCGATGGGAACACATCGGAAAGGTCGGCAATCAGTTCAAGATCGAGATTGTAAACCTCGCGCGCGAAATAGGAGAAAATCTTGTCCCGCCGCACGATGCCGCCCGGCGCAAGCGGAATGCCCGGCACGCCGCGCTTCACAATCGCCAGCGTGTCCGGATGGCGTTTGACAAGTTGCATGCCGACGCCGCTGTCGAAAGCGGCGTGATAGTAATAACCTTGGCTATCAATGCCGCACAGATCGCCGTAGGGATCGCTCACCACCGGCGCGGTCAACAAAAGCGTGCTGTTGATCAGGTCGTATTTATAAATGACATGATCAACCGTGGTGCCGATCAGCGTGCCGCGGGCCGGATCAATCCAGCCGCCGTCGCGGGTCGAATGCGGCACATCCGGCAGGATAACGGGTGTGCATTGCGGGCCGCCCGATGCCACAACCTCGGCGCTGATATTTGGAATGCGGTTGGCAAAGTCCGCCAGTTGCAGGTCGGTGAAAACCAGATAGCACATGCCGCGATAGGCAGGCACATTGCCAGCACCCAGCGCCATTTCGATGGTGCTGTCCGGCAGCTGGCTTTCATCGCCCAAATGGATGCGGACAACGCCCGGATATTTCTCCGTCGCCTGCGTATTGCTGGATGTCGCGTCATAAACAAGTTTCGTATCGGCCCAGATGCGCCGCACGGTCGAAACCGGCCCGACGCACAAGCCCACCGCAAAGGAAACCGAATAACTGTAACTGACTTGCGTTGAACCGCCGCCGCCCCCGCCTTTGCCGCCACCACCGCTGTGCTCCTCGTGGCGCGTTTCCTTCAGGTCGGTTGACCAGATGACGTTTCCCGAAAGCCGCATGGTGCCGTAAACCAGCGGGATCGGCGCGCCATAGGTGGAAGTCTGCACCGAGAGATCGTCAAGGCGCGGGCCTTCCTGCGTCTGCCCCTTGTTGCCGCCAAACAGCAGATTGCCGATCAGCACGCCGCCCAGCCATCCGACGCTGGCACCGATGCCGATAGCCGAAGTCAGACCGGCACCGGCGATGCCGAGAGCAAGAATTGCCATTAAGGATGTTCCACAAAGTATGGGTAACGGTAAGCAGCCGTCACGCGCTTCTGCCAGCGCTCATCAAATCCGTGTTCCACGACTTTGCCGACGCCGGAATAGCTGTGAATGATGCCGTGATCCGTGCGCAAGGCCACATGCTGCGGCTCGCGCGTCCATGCCAGAAATAGAATGTCGGCGGGCAAAGCCTCCGGCACCGGGATCGGCACCAGCCATGTGGCAAGGCCTTTGCGCATCATGCGGCTGTCCGGCATCATCGAATAGCTGCGGAACTGCTTCGCCTTTTCGCCGGTTTCGTCGTAATCGACAAGCCCGAGCGCAATTCCGACGCCCTTGATCAATCCGATGCAATCACACGCCGCGCCTTTCAGGGAACCTTGATGCTTGAATGGCGTATCAAGCCATGTTCTGGCTTCCGCCACGGCATCCATGCGAGTGAGCGTCACTTTGAGTCCGGATATACGAGGGTTTTATCGGTGCCGGGAACATTCGGTTCGCCGCGAAAATTCAGAACGTTGTTGTAGCGGTTCTTGCAAGTGGCAAAGCTCTTGTCGCAGCCGGGCTGCAAGCTGTAATCATCGCCCGCCGCGATAATGCCCGGCATCGGCAGAAACAACGTGAAGACGCCGCCTGAAAAACTTTTGACTTCCATCTTGCGGCCCTGATTAGCCCCGCTTGTCCATTCCACCAGACCGCCATTCCAAAATCCCGCTGCCTCCGCACGCGAGGTATCGGTAAAGCCGTGTCGGTCGATTGATGACGTAACCGTGCCGGTTACGGTCATGGCGGCAAGATCAATCGTGCAGCGCGCATCGCCCAGATCAGCCCGGCAGTCCGGCGTATAAAGTTCGACGATCTGCTGTTGCAGCGCCTGCGTCAGGCCGCGCAGTTCAGCGCGGAAAACTGTATCCTTCAGCTCGACCTGGCCTATGGTGCCGCGCTTGAGTGTAACCTTGCCTTGGCCGAGATTTTGCCAATTGACCAGAAAGATTTCGACTTCGGCCCCGTCCCACAATCCCGCGCGCAAATCTGCGGCATCCAGCGTGTCGCTGTTTAGCGCGCTTTCGATGTCCAGATTATCGACCGACAGATTGGCGATGGTATGGATCGCCGAGCGCGTATAGCCGGTGCTGGCCTGATAAAGCTGGCTAGAAAAAGTGATATCCTGATCGTGATCTGTGAATCCAAGAACGGTTCCGTCGCGGCGCGTCACCTTCCAGCAGGTGGCAAGCGTCATCGTCTCGCCCGCGACATGCGCGGCAAGGGCTGTGGAGGCAGATTTCATCAGACCCGGATTTCAATAATGGGAATGCCCGACCATTGGTGCAGATTGATCTGCTCAATGGTCACGGCCATGCTGTCGGTATCAAAACGCACCGGCACATCGAATTCAAAATCAGCGGTAACAGCAACGCCGCTGCCCGGCGCACTGACAAAACTTAGAATGCCGGTAGTGGTATTGATCGACCAGCCGGACATTTGCTGCACGCCATTCAGGTAAGGCTTCACGGTGCCTAACACTGGCTTTTTGATGGTGCGCGTTTCCCCGGCCGGGCCGGACGTATAAACCTTCACCAGCTGGAAGTTCTTATTTGAGCCATCGCCGGTGCCGAGCGCTTGCGCCGTCGCCTGATAATCCGTCCAGTCTTTGAAGCGGAAACCATAGGCCCGCCCCTTTCGCGCGCGGAAAAACGAAACCAGCGTATTAAGTTGCGTCTGATTTTTAAGGCCAGAAGCTACGTTCCAACTGCCGCGCGAGGCCGTCCAGCTTGCATTGCGCTGTTCAAAGCCGGAAGCGGTAGCTACCACGGTCGTCAGATATTGCGGCCCGCCTTGCGCGCCATAGGCAATATCAGGCGGGAACTGGATTTCGTGGAAGGTCATGCTATACCTGTTACTACACGTTACATTTTATAGGTAAAATCATGAGTGCGACATCTGAAGCACGTTTAAGCAAGGTTCCCCAAGTCACGCTGGCTTTCTGGATTATCAAGATCGCTGCTACCACATTAGGTGAGACCGGCGGCGATGCTGTTTCTATGTCGATGAATCTCGGATATTTGATCGGAACGGCTATTTTTGCGGTTATTTTTCTGGTTGCCGTAGTCGCCCAAATTAAAGCAAAGAAATTTCATCCGTTTCTTTATTGGGCAACTATTATTGCAACGACAACCGTTGGAACAACGTTGGCGGATTTCGCGGATCGTTCGCTTGGAATTGGCTATGCAGGAGGATCTACATTATTGCTTTGCCTGTTAGCTGCATCTTTGACGATTTGGTATAAGTCGCTTGGTACCGTGTCGGTCAGCGCCATCAATTCACCAAAAGCCGAAATGTTTTATTGGGTAACGATCATGTTTTCCCAAACCTTAGGCACCGCGCTGGGCGACTGGACGGCGGACACGGCAGGCCTAGGATATGTGGGTGGGGCAGTCGTATTCAGCATTTTACTTGCACTCGTTGTTGCCGCCTATTTTTGGACAAGAATTTCTCGAACCTTTTTGTTTTGGGCGGCTTTCATCTTAACGCGTCCTCTTGGCGCTACGCTGGGCGATTTTCTTGACAAACCTTTAGCGTCAGGTGGACTAGCGTTAAGTCGTTATTCTGCGTCGGCTGCGCTCCTCTTATTTATGGTGACTTGTATCTTGATCTCCAGACAAAAAGCTGGAAAGCAACACTAAAACTTCTACAAAATGACGCATTAAAAACTTAGTTAGAGCTGATGTTGTTTTTTCCACAAGCTTGTGCCCCGCAGTTCGACTGACAAGCAGCAGTGGTTATCTCCGACAACTAAAAGGAAAATAAAATGTCTCATGCCTCACAAAGCTTCTCATTTGGTAAAATTCTTAGCTCCGCTTTTCTTTGCACCGCCCTCATCGGGGCAGCAAGTTTGGCGCAAGCCTATACCGGCGAGGAATTGGCAAAGGACGCCAAAATAAATTTAGTTGACGCTCGCGCGATTGCTCTTAAGGCGCATCCCGGAAAAGTTACCGATGAGGAATTAGAAAAAGAAAAAGGCGGTAGTGGTCTCCGTTATTCATTCGATATTAAAAACGCAAAGACAACATACGAAATTGGTGTTGATGCGCAAAGCGGAGCAGTTCTTGAAAATGCGGCTGAAGGCAAGAACCCCGATTGATCACAAAACAGCGTTTTCTTGACTACAAATTCCGGTTCGCCCGCTTGATGCCGCGCGCAGCTTCCGCCGCGATCTGGGCCTGACTGGCGCGGAAGCTGTTTGCGTCCTGTGTCGTGATGTTCATGACGACATTCACCGGCGAAGCAGAGCGGGCATCCTTGGGCAACACGACTTCACCGCGTTGAAGAATGGCCGGAATTTCATCCGGCATCAGCCCGGCAATGCCGCCGCCGTGATAGCGCGGCGCACCGGCGAAGACATAGGCGGGAACGCGCCGCTTGGGCGCAGCTTCGCCCGCAACGCCACCTTCATGAAAGATGGAACCGAACAGATCGTCAAAAAATCCACCGCCACCGCCGCCGATACTTCCGCCAATGGCATTGAACAGTGGGCCGGTAATAGATTTCTGCACCACCATGCGGGTGATATCAGCCACCACCGATTGAGCTAGATCGTTCAAGCTTTTCAGGCCTTGGCCGCCTGAAGTCACCAGATCGACAATCGCGTCATCCGTCGCCTTCATGGCGCTGGTGAACGCCTTTTCAACTGCCGAGGCGGAATCTTCCGCTTCGTCCCGGTATTTTTGAAAAGCGCGAAGCGCGCCAGCTTCTGGGTCTGTACGCGCCGCTAAATTATCCTTGGTCGCCTTTTGCAGCGCGAGATTATAGACGTTCTGGCTGATCGCACCGGCATCCAGCAGTTCCTTGAGCTGGGCAATCCTTGCGGCGTAGGATTCTGTCGCGCCTTTCGTTTCATCGGTGACGCGCTTGCCTTCCTGCTGAAGCTTATTAAGCTTTTCCTGTGCTTGTGTCTGATCAAACAGCGCTGCCGCAAGTTGCTCGGTTTCGGCGATCTGCTGATTGGATGCTGCCGATGGCAAGCGCTCGACCGCCGCATCGATAAAGGCCTGTCGCTTGTCAGTTAGCTTTTCGAGCTGCTGATTCAGATCATCGACAACCTTTTGCGCTTCAGTGAAGGCCTGCTGATCAAATAGCCGGGCCGCCAACTTACGGGTTTGATCGCGTTCGGCATCGCCCGCCTTATCGGACAGTCGGCTAATCGCCTGATCAATAAAGGCTTGCCGTTTATCGGCAAAACCAAGCAGTTGCCGCTGTAAATCGTCAATAATCTTCTGGTTACCTTCCGCTGCGCGCTTGGCGGCCTCATCAATCGGCTTTTGGATGGCGTCAATCTGCGCATTGGCAACCTCATTGGCTTTTTTCAGCGCCGCATCAACTGCCGCGTTGTTGCTGCCGTCGCTTTCGCGCAAGGCTTCGATGCGCTGCTTGGTGACTTCCAGCTGTTGGTTGATCTTGGCGATCTTGTCCGAGGGATCGGTGACAAGCTTATCCAGAGATTCATCCAACTTTTTGCGTTGCTGCGCCAAAGCTTCGGTACGCTGGTCACGCGCGGCGGCTTGCTGCCCAGCAACGGCATTGGCCTTGTCGTCGATTTCTTTCTTTGCGTCGGCAGTCAGCGCATCAACCTCCTTGCGCAGATCCGCAACCTTGGCTTTCTGTTTTTCCAGAAACGGCGTGATGTCGGTAAAGGCGACGCTCGGTTTGAAGTTTTGCAGGTTCTGAAGAACTTGCTGCGCTTCAAGCAGGCTGGCTTTGGCTTCCGTCAACTGTTCCGAAATCGGCGCTTTTTCAAATAGGCTGGTGACCGCCTTGACCGCCGAGGCCAAGCCATTCAGCGCCAGTTCCGCTCCGCCCGATACGGCGCGCGTCTGGCCGATGGCTTCCAGCATATTCTTCCATGAGATGGAAAGATTATGCGAGGCGCCCGTAAGGCCGCTTGCTTCCGCCGCACCGGCCCCGCCGATTTTCGCTTCCAGCGCGTCGAGAATAACTTTCTGCGCCTCGGCGGCTTTGCCGGTATCGGCAAGGCTCTGAATCAGATCGCGCTGGCTTTGCGTGAACACCACGCCGACGCGGCGCAAGGCGCTCAAGCCTTCAACCGGGTCTTCCAGCGCCCGGCCAAGCCGCGTGGCGCTGCTGGCTAAATCCTGCCCAAAGACAGCCGACATATCCTGCGCCAGCGTCAACGCGCGCGTGAACGTATCGCCAGAAACGGAACGGAAGGTCGCCAGTACAGCTGCGGCTTCCTCCACCTTTTCTTTTGTCGTGAGGGTGGACGATTCCAGTTGGTCGGCAAATCCGGCAATCTGACTGCCCGTAAGGCCGGAGGATTCCCCGGTCGCTTTCAGCACGGCCTGAAGGCGGTTATAGGCCTGTTCTGCCTGCGCCGCTTCTTCAATGCTTTTGGTGATGCCAATTGAAACGATAGCCAGCGCTGCGCCCGCTGCCAAACCGGCAGGCCCAAGCGTGCGCATGGCCGAACCCAGCGGCCCAAGGCCGCTTGCCAGTTCTTCCACCCGTCCTTTGACGTTTGAGGCGGCGGCATCCAGTGCCTGAAGGCCTTTCGACGCCGGTTGCGCGGCCAATTCGATCTTTTGTAGCGACTTCTGGCCCTTATCACCAATGTCCTGCAATTCCGCCTTGACCTTGCCGCCGTCGATAACGGTAAGGCGGATGGCAAGGTTACGTTCGGTCATGGTATCCTGTGAAGATTGCTTTTAACTGGGAGACAAAGACGATGGCAGACATAGTTGCAGTTCTTATTGGCGGCATAGCCGGAGCCACGGTTGCTGGCCTTATTGGAAGAAGCACAAAGATTTCTGAATTCCGGCAAGCGTGGATTAACGAGTTGCGAAACGATATCGCCAACTATCTTTCCAAGGCGGAAGAACTGATGAGCAGCTGGGAACGGACAAACGACCGTTCTGACGAAGAAAAACCGAAGCTGGTTGCCGATCACGATAAATTGAGGTCTGAAACGCTGATAATTCTTCGGCGCATTCAAATGCGCCTAAATCCAAAGGACGAAAATCCGCACAAAAAAGAAGATGATCAGTTTCTTCAGAGTATCTCCGACCTCATCAATATCGGCAAGCTTGACCCCAGAAACTGGCGCGTCGATTGGGATAACCACGCCGCCGATGCAGTCAATCAGGCCCGTTATCTCTTAAAGAGAGAATGGGAAGTCACTAAACAATGGGCATTCATAAATTTCTGCCAGAAATATTGTGCAAGAGCCCATCATTTTATCACTTCAAACCGGCAGAAATTTTCTCATTAATCGCTGCCGCCATGCCGTCTTCGCAGGCGGGCAAAAAGTTCGCCGCGCTAATCCGGTCATAGCCCAGCGCATCGATCAGCGCGAAGGCAGCGGAAAAATCCATTCCGATAACGGCCAACTGCGTCATGCGCAATTGTCCGGCGCAGCGCAAAGCGATGTCCCACGCTTCCCAACCTTCGTGCGTGTGCGGCTCATGTTCGGCATAGGGGCAGCGCTGCCCTTCGGCGCTGGCTTCGCCTTTTGAACATGGCAATTGCGCGTCCGCGCAAGCGCCGCAATAATCCGGCCCGCCGCCAAAATGCCAGCGGCAGCGAGCCGTCAGGCGTTTTTTTCCTGTTCCAGTATCAGCGCCGGGCCGAGATAAAGCCGTTCAAAGGCATCGGCAAGCGGCCACAAATCCATCAATGCGGCCACGGCCTCCGGCGTAACCTCGGCGGGGTTGCCTTCGCTGTCGCCGACGCCTTCCCACGCGATAACGGATTGCTGGGCGAGATTTTTCAGCAGCGCTGCGCTGCGCACCGCCGTGTCATCTTCGCCTTGCAGGTCTTTCAGTACCTGCACGCGGGCGGACATGACAAAAGCGGTTGTAGCCGGGCGCACATTGAGGCGCACGCCATAGGGAAGGTCGAGCCAGTAAGCTTCGCGTTTCAAATCAAGCCGGATCATGCGTAAGTCTCCACATCGTTCAGAAGTTCAACCGTCAGCATGCAGCCAGCGGTCGTGTTCTTGGCGGCCTGCCAGTTGAAACTGGCTTGCACGCCGCCCGGCCCGCTGATCGCCAGCTTCGGTTTCGGCAAATAAACTTCGTGCGCCGTAAAGATCAGATGCGTATCGGCATCAATCGTGTAGGCAAAAGCCAATTCAACCGGCGTGTTGTCGGTTGCCGCATCGATCAGCGCGGTATCGGCGAAGCGCACATCGATGGTGCCGGTCAGCGCCGCGATGGTGGGATCAGCGCCATCGATCTTGCCGTCTGCACGGATGGTTTCGATGGTTTCAAGGTTGTTGGTGTAGGTCAGCTGTGCGCCGGTAACATTGCCGAGCTGCGTTCCGTCTTTCTTGACCGAACCCTGAAACTGGTTGAAGCGCGTGAGCGCCGCTGAGGTCGGCGTGCCGCCATCACTGCTGCCGCCGCGATCCTCGCCTTGCGCAATGCAATTCAGCGTGGCGTTGGCTGCGCCCGACCGGGCAAAGCTCAACTGCGCCGAATTGACGCGCACACCCGCATTCATGAAGTAAGCGGGAATATCCGGCATGCCGACCTCAAGCGCGATGCTGGGTAGGCTGGAAGCGCCGGATTTGTAGGTATGCGTGTAAGGATCGGTGCCGGTGGTCACGGGCGCGCCCAAGAGCGCCTTCAGCCAGTGGCCGAAATTCCGTGCATCGACCGGCACCACAACATCGCCGGTTACCTTGATCACGTCGCGGATCGGCTGTGCTGGATCGCGGCCCTGACCCAGAAGGTCGGACGCGATCAATCCCTGTTCCGATCCGAGTTCGGATGAAACGAAAGGAAATTTGATGAAGTTGCCGCTAGGCACCGTGCCATACGCGGATTCAAATTTGCCCAAAAGCTGGGCGTTAGCGCCGTAAGCGCGTGCCATGTAAGCCTCCCTTGTTGTGAAAGATCAGCCGAGCTGGTCGGCTGTGACGTAAATCAGTTCAACCGCGACAGTCGCGGCCTTGATGCCTGCGGCACCTTCGATGGCAAGCGCGCTGGTGTCAGGCGCTTGCGGCGTTACCAGATCGCAAACCCCGCCTAGCGTGCGGTCGGCATTGATGGCGGTCGAAATCGACGCGAAGAGATCATCCAGCGCCGTATCCCTTGCCGCCGCGTCCGCGCCGGTGACGATGACTTCCAACACCGCCCGGTGCTGCCAGTAATAAGAAAGCGGCGACAGCGTCACTTCCGCTTCGCCCGGATCGCCGTCGCGCAGGATGATCAACCCGCCGTTCGGTATTTTCTCCGGCAACACTTCATTTCGCAGCACAACCGGCCCTGTGACGGTTTGCAGAACTTCGAATAACGCCTGCAAAATGTTTTCGCGCGCGGTCGTCATGCTGTTTCCTTTTCATCCGGCCAGCCCGCCACGACCAGTTGCGGCAACCGGTCGATCCATTTGCGGGATGCGGTGTCGATGTCAAAGCGTTTGGTAATGCTCACCTGCGGCACCAGAATGAACATGACGATGGTGGTCAGGCCGCGCCCGGTGCGAAGCGCAGTGGGTGAAGCCACACGCGCCCGGCCTTTTTTCGTGACGCGGAAATTATCAACGACCAGAAGTCCGACACGGCGCGCGCCCAGCGGCGGGATATAGCGCAGCGGAATTCCGGCTTCCTCAAAATCGGCGGGCGAAACGCGCTTATTACGCCTGCGAATGACGTATTGCGTCGGGATGGCGAGAAACCGCCCGCGCTTGCTGCGGATGGTTACGCCTTCATCGAACGCGCCGATAATCTGCGGCGCTTTGCTCCAGACAAACCCTGCGGCATTGACGCTTTGCGTTCCTTTCGGATAAACGTCGCCGCGCCAGGTATTTGAAAGGCGCGTGCCGAGGCCCGCGCCTGTTACCTGACCGCGCAGCTCCAGTTTGAGGCCGTCCGTCGCCTGCCGCACGCCCTGCATCACCGCTTGTTCCGCTGCTTTAACTTCGGCGGCCATCACGGATTTCAGGTTGCCTTGCAGAGCGGCCAGAAGCTTCATGCCGGTTTCACATTCAGCGTCCAGATCAGCCTTTCGCGGTCGGCAACCGGCTCGGACTGCACGACATAAGCGATGTCGCCGACCGTGAGCTGATCGCCAACCGCGGGCTGCGCCACATCCTTGGCCTGAACATCGAAAAGCGATGTGGCGGTATGGATCTGGCCGTCGCCGAAGCCGGTCAGCACATCCGGCTGCTTTGTCATCACCCTGATCAGCAAGGTTTCGGCGCTGCCTTGAGGCTGATAGATGGCGGGCTTCGACAGCACCGGATCGGCGAAAAGCGCCGCCACCATATCCGCAAACATCAGGTGCGCTTCGCCTTGATCAACACGCGAGGGCGCGTGCAGATAGGCAACGGGTTCGACTGCGTGTGCAGTTTAACCCAGCGCGCGAACTGCTGATCAATCGCCTGTTTCGCGTAGCGCGGCAGGCCGATGGTGTTTGCCGTTTCCACGAAATCGGCGGGCGCATTGTATTGGCGGAACAGGCCCGGCACGCCGACAGGGAGGAAATAGGCCTTGTCAGCGGGAATGAAATCCACGCTGCCGACCTTGCCGCGATATTCCTCGAAGGTGATGTTGGCGTATTCGAAGGAACCGCGCGCCTGACCGGTGCGCAGGAAAATGCTTTCCTGATAGCGGTCATAGGATTTGGTGACTTCGGGATGCGCCACAAGGTCATCGAAGAAGCTTTGCGAACAAAAAGCGTGGATGTGGTCATAAGGGGCCGCACCCAGTTCATCTTCGATCTTGCGCCGGACATCGTGGCACTTTTTCTTGACCGCACCGGCGGCGGGGCTGGCGTTATCAAGGTCAAAGTCGATCTCGGAATACTGGCTGACGCCGAATTCCGTGAACAGATCGTAAAGCACCGTGGTGCCATCGGCATCAAGGATTTGGCCCTTGATCGCGCCGACGCGCAGATGCTCCAGCGTGGCGTCATGCTTGCGCGCCATCTCCGCAAGGCGGAGCTGAACCACGTTTTGCACGCCGTCAAGCAAAGCTTCCGAACCGAAGGCGCGAACATTCTGCACTTCGTCAGCGAGAATGGTGTCCTCCAGCGCGATATGCGGCACGACCAGCGAACGCGCTTTGCGTTTGTTGTGCTGGTTTTGCTGTGCGGGTGCGCCGCGCGCGCTGGTTTCGATGAGCGAGAGGGAACCTTCGCGCTCTTCGATCATCACGCTGGTGGTGGAAACACCCATTTCATCGAAAATTCCCAGTTGCCCGATGCGTCCGGGTACGAAGGGAACCTTGTTGATGGCGTCGGTGAGCGACACCATCGAAAAGGCGTTGTTGTTAAAAATATCAAGCGTAGGCATGGGCTATTCTCCTTGAGGTTAGCGAGCGATGATGGATTGCAGGCGCAGCTGGTCGGCACCGGCTGCTTTCTGGTTGTCGGTTGCGCCCGAAAACCAGATGAGTTCGGCGGCGTTGACTTCCGCCTGCCGTGCGATGGCCACTCCGGGCTTGTCGGCACCGGTGGCATTGACGGCATCCAGCAGAAGCGCGACCGCCATTTGGCTGCCGTCCGTATTGGCGGGGTTGTATTCCTTGTATTTGCCGGAACCCGCCGCGACAGTGATGGTGAAGCGGTCGCCCGCGACGAAATCCGTCGCGTCGCCAATGGTGAAATTCACCGGGCCGGTGAAGGCGACGCCGACCGTGGCCTTGCCGATGATCACGCCATCCGGGTCTTCCACTTCGAACGTGCCAGCATCAGCGGCAGGTTCGATGCAGATCGCCTGATAGACGCCCGGCTTGGCGGTAGATCCCGCGCTGACCGCAGAAATCGCGCCGGTGCCGGTATTCCCGGCAACAGCCGCGCCGGTTGCGGCCCCGACCATGACTTTGCCAAGCACATGGCCGGGCTGAAGCACCTGATCGGCGAGAACGGTGATGCTCTCGCGCGAGAGGCTGCCGTTCGCCTCCGATGCAATGAATTCGGCGGCGTGTTGGCCTTCGGTAAGCGTGGTCATGTCAGTTTCCTTTCTTGTTGCGGGCCGCGTAGATCGCCGCCGTGTCGATCTGCGGTTCCGCTGCGGTTTTGGCGTTGGCGGGAGCTTGATTGGCGATGGCGGTTGCCTCGGCTTCGCGGGCCTTGGCTTCGACCAGCGCTTTGCGTACGTCAGCCACAGGCGTGGCCTTGGCGAAAAATTGCGCCGCCTTGTCCGGCATTCCGGCCAGCAGGCAAAGATCATTGACCTCGGTGACGTAGGCCATCGCTTCCTGTTTGGCCTTGGCTTCAATGGCCGCGACATCGGGGGCTGGTGCTGTTGGCGTTGCCGCCTCTGACACCGGTTGCTGGGATTGTTCCATGCGGTTCTCCTTTCTGAGATGGTTGGTGGAACGGGTGGAATTTGCGGAAAAAGAAGCTGGCGCGAGGGCAATCGCGCGAAGTTCATCTAGCGCCATCTGTTGCGTGCCGATGCGGTCGGCGAGGCCGAGGCGCAAGGCGTCGTCGCCAGTGAGGATTTTTGCTTCGGTTGCGCGGACGCCTTCTTCCGGCATGCGCCGGTTGCGCGCGACACTGGCCGCGAACAGTCCGTAAATCCGGTCAACTTCCTGCTGGATGCTTTCTTTCGCCGGATCGCTCAAAGGCTGATGCGTCGAAAGATCGTTCTTGTGTGCGCCCGCGAAAATAGGCGTGTATTTTAGACCCGCTTCCTTGTCGGCCTGCGACTGATCAAGATGTATGGCGATCACACCGATGCTGCCGACCGATCCGGTGCGCGTGAGATAAAGCCTTGTTGCTGATGAAGCGATGGCATAGGCGGCGCTCAAAGCGTCGTCATTGGCGATGGCCCAAACGGGCTTCTTATCGCGTGCAGCAAAGATGCGGTCAGCCAAGTCGAACACGCCGCCTGCTTCCCCACCCGGACTGTCAACATCCAAGAGGATCGCCTTGACGGAAGTATCAGCCACCAGCCGATCAAACTGATCTGCGATGTCGCCATAACTGGTGAGGCCACTTTCGGCGCTAAGGCCGTGATGGCGCTTCACCAGCGTGCCGGTAATCGGCAAGATGGCAACGCCGCTATCAATGCGGATATCATTTTCCTGCTGCGGCGCTGCACCGAAGGGCATGGCATCGCCCTTCAATTTCGGCATCATCACGCCAAGGATGGTTTCAAACTTGGCACGCGAGATCAGCCACGGCGCGCCAAAGAGACGTGCCGCGATATGTGGGGTTACGGTCATTTATTCCTGCTGTGGTTGCGGTGGTGGCTGGTCTTCCGGTGCCGGTGTTGGCAGCGGCGGTTCTTTGCCATCCGCGTTGGCGAAACGGATATTCAAATCGTCGGCAAGTTTTTGGTCGGCAGCGATGCGACGGTAGGTTTCTTCCACGTCCTCGCCTTCGCCCTGAATAATATCGCTGGGCGCTTTCCAGCCCATTTCTTGCGCGATCTTCTCCGCTTGCCGGTCTTTAAGGGGATCAACCCATTCCCATTTCGGCGTAATCCATTTGACCGGCGTGTAGCGCGAAGGATCGCGGGCGAAACCGGGCATGGGCGCTGCGCCCGAAAGCGCGGCGGCGGCCAGCCAGCGTTCCCACACCGGCCTGCACAGTTGAAATACCAGCGTGTCGTGCTGGAATTGATTTAAGCGCCTGCGGAATTCGACGGTGCCAGCGCGCGTGCTGGAATAATTCGCCGCGCGCAGATCGCCGGTCACATTCGTGTAAGGCACGCCCATTGCGGCGCAGACGGCCAGCAACGTGCGATATTGGAACGGTTCATAGCTGCCGCCGACATCGGCGGGATTAGAAAATTTGATGTCCTCGCCGGGCAGCAGCACCTGCATGGTGCCGGGCGACAGGCCCGCCAGCGCCGAGCCGTCCGCTTCGGCTGCGCCTTCGCCGAGAAGATTATCCTCCGGCGCGTTCTTGGTGATGAAACCGGCAAACAACGCCGCGACCTTTTTGCGGTCAAGCTCGGCATCGTCATATTGATCGAGCAGATAAAGCTTCACCAGCGCGGGCGATACCCACGGCACGCCGCGAATTTGGCCGGGCCGCATGGGTTTGTAGATATGCAGCACTTCGGAAGCCGGAACCCGGACGGTTTCGCCCTTGTTGCCGGTCTGATCCGTGCTGTCGCCCGGATGGCTGCGATAAAAGTGATAGGCAGCGCGCGCGCCGATGCGGTCAAACTCGATGCCGCAGCGAATAGTGTTGCCGTAAGATGTAACCTCGTTGCGCGTCAGCGGAAGCTGTTCGGCTTCCAGAAGCTGCACCTGCAATGGAACTGAAAACCCGTCATCCGGCCTGCGCGGGCGGAAACGAACAAAGCATTCGCCCGCTTCGAACATGGCGCGCGCCGCCAGCGCCTGAAGGCCGTAAAAATCAGTAAGCCCATCCGCGTCGGCTTCATCCGTCCAGCGCAGCCACAGCTTTTGCAGGTCATCGCGCAAAGCGGCGTCTTGCACCAGAACAGACGGCTTGATGCCGCAGCCGACCGCGTTGGCCACGAAGCTTTCGCAAGCGTTGGCGGCGTAAGGGTTGGAACGGACAATCTGTCGCGCCCGCGCACGCAACAAATCACCGCCTGCGGAAAGCAGGCTGTTGATGTTTTCCTGCGTCGCCCGCCATGCCAGAAGGCGGCGCTGTTGCATGGCCCCTTCAAAGCCGCTGGCGACGGCGGATGCGGACAAGCGTCCGGTGGCGGCGAAGCCGATGGCCGCGCCGATGCGTGAGAAAATATTCATGTGCTTTACAGGTCTTTTTCCGCGTAGATTTTGACGCGCCGCGTGATGGGTTCGCCGGAATCCTGGCTGAGCGCTTTTTCAACCTCGTTCAGCGCCTGCTTCAGTTCGGCCATGCTGCGGTATTCCACCGTCTTGCCGTCATAGCTGATGCGCAGCACGCCACTGGCGATGGCCTGTTTCAAGGCATCGCGCTGTGTTAAGGTGTAAGTCATTAAGGAGATATGCCTCGTGAGCGATAAGCTAGATTTTGAATCTTCCGATAAACCACTTCGCCGCGCCGTTTTGATCGTGGCGTTGCTGAACCTCGCCTATTTCGGCGTGGAGTTTGCCGTCGCTATTGCCATCGGCTCGGTTTCCCTATTCGCCGACAGCATCGATTTTCTTGAGGATGCTTCGATCAACCTTCTCATCTTTGTCGCGCTCGGCTGGACAACACGATGGCGAGCGCGTTTGGGCATGGGGCTTGCGGGTATTCTGCTAATTCCCGGTCTCGCCGCATTGTGGATGGCTTGGGAAAAATTCAATCTTCCCGTTCCGCCCGATCCGGTATCGCTTTCCCTCACGGGCGCGGGCGCGTTTGCAGTCAACCTGACCTGCGCTTTTATTCTGGCACGCTATCGCAAACATGGTGGCAGCCTCACAAAAGCTGCCTTTCTCTCGGCCCGCAATGACACGCTGGCGAATGTCGCTATCATTGCAGCCGGACTCCTGACCGCCTATACGGTGTCGGCTTGGCCGGATTTGATCGTCGGTTTAGGCATCGCAGTCATGAATGCCAGCGCCGCGCGCGAAGTTTGGCAGGCAGCGCGACAAGAGCATCTGGAAACAAAACCTTGAAACATCATACATAATTGCTCTTGATGATGCGCCGTTCGGAAGACGCCGGTTTCTGTTTATCGCTTTGCGCCTGTTGCGGTTCGGAAACCGGCGCAATAGCGTTTTCCATTTTCTGCCAAGCCATATCGCTAAAGCGGTCGATGCCGACCGCCGCCGCCGTGGCGCGGGCATAGATGCGGCAGTCCAGCGCCTCGTTGCGTTCGCGCAGCTTGCGCCATTCGCTGCGGGGATAGCCGCGCTTGTCCTTGACGGTGACAAGCCGTTCTGCCGCCAGCTGCTTAAAAAATTCCTCTCCGTATTTCGGGAAATGGCAGTAACCGGAAGGAAACGCCTCTCCAGTGGCCAGATTTTCGTCGGTTGGTTTTTCCTTGCGCAGCAAGCCATAAAGTTCCGACTTCAAAAAGCCGGTGCCGACCTGCCATAGCACCATGCCGCGCTTGAGGCGCTTGCCATTGACTGACACATCCGCTTTCCGCACGGCACCGATGGCCAGCGGCAACCGGTCAAAGCCTTTGACAGCGATGGCGCGGCCCGGATGTTTTCGCGTCCAGTCGTAAACCGCCTGCGTGGCATAACCGGTATCGATGCCCATGCGGGCAATTTGCAGGTAGCCGCCGCGCTTTGTGCGGAAGCTTTCGGCCAGCACTTCGTCCAGATCTTCCCAAACATCTTTTTTGTACGGATCGCCCTGCAAAACGCGGTAATCGATTGACCAGCTTTCGCGGTCACGGCCCCATGCCACGATCTCGACTTCCAGCCGGTCTTTCTGCACATCGACGCCAGCCGTCAAGATCAGGCCGCCTTCAGGCACAGTGCCGATGCGGTAATCTTCGCGCCGGTCATAAAGCCGTTGCCAATCCGGCGCTTCGCCGCGCTCCGTCCATGTTTCACCTAGCAATGTATTCTTCGCTGCCTTGATCCGTGCATCGGATTCCTGCGCCGCTTCCCATTCGCGCGCGATGTCGGGCCAGCTTATCCAGCCGGTCGGCGCGTACAGCGCGGAGATGTGATAGCCGTAAAGCCGGGCGTGACTGGAAAGCGCCGTGGGCCGCCATTCACCGAGACCCAATGACCTGGCCTTGTGGTGATCGTAAAAGGGCTTTTCGCAGCTTTCGCAAAAATAGGCCGCCGTTTCGGGTTTACCTTTTTCCCAGCGCAGCCGCTCGAAGCGAAGCCACTGCATGTGCTGGCAATGCGGGCATGGAATAAAATAATACCGCTTATCGCTGCCCTCGAATTCCGCCGCGATGCGGGAAAAGCCTTCGATGGTCGGCGTCGAAAGCATAAAAATCTTGCGCCGGTGGCCGAAGGTGCGCGTGCGGGCTTCCGCCAGCGAAACCGGATCGCCTTCGCCGTCAATGTCAGCTTCATAGGCATCCACTTCATCCAAGACCAGAAAGCGCGCGGGCATGGATCGCAGGCCGACCGCGCTGTTCGCGCCGGTCAGCACCAGCAATCCGCCCGTGAATTCTTTCGAGAGAACGGTGTTGCCGCTGTCCCTTGAGCGCGCCGGTTTGACGATGGCGCGAAGCTCCGTGCAATCCTCGATCAGCGGGTCGATGCGCTGCTGGCTGTTGCGTTTCGCCAGCTCGACCGTGGGCTGCACCAGCAGGATCGGCCCCGGCGTTTGGTGCATCCAGTAGCCGACCGCGTTGTTGGCCGCTTCCGTCGCGCCGATCTGCGCGCCCTTGATAAGAACAATTTTCTCGGCGGGATCGGACGGCGACAGCCGATCCATGATCTCCCGCATGTAAGGCGTGCGTTCGGTGCGGTAACGGCCCGGCTCGCTGGCCGCGCGCGACGTCAGAACGCGGTAGCGATCCGCCCATGTCGAAACCCGCAACAGCGGATCGGGCTTGAAGCCTTGCCGCCATGTCCGCAGGATTTCCGGACGCCCGTCATATTCATCAGCGAAGGTCAATCCTTGGCTCGGCTAAAGTTTCGAGATGCGCCCGCACATGCGCGAGCATCAGTTGTTCAAGTTGGTGGGCATCGACCCCAAGTTCAGCGGCCATCAGCGCCGCGACGCGGGCGGGCCAGCCGATCCATGCATCGCGCTCGGCGCGCGCCAGCGAAAACACATGGGCGATGACGCGGTTGCGGTCGACCAGTTCATCTTTCAGGCGCTGCAAGCGCAAGCGGCGCTCCTGCGCCTTCAAAACTTCGTTGGCCGTGCGCGCCTGCAAATAAGTCATGCCGCCAGCGGTGGGCGGCAAGCCGTTTTCGCGCAAGGTTTCACGCACGCTGTCCACGGCCACTTCCGGCACCGGGCGCAAGCGGCCTTCGGCTTTAGGCGCTTTGCCGTTCTCCGCGCCAAGCGCGGCATCGGCCTTGTCAGGATCGAGGGTGCCGTCCTCTTCCGGCTTGATGCGCCCTTGCGCAATCATCTTGCGGATATAGGCCTCGGATTTGCCGATCCGGGCGGCGTAAGCGCGGCGTGATAATCCCATGATGGTTAACTGAAGCTGATTGTAAGCAAAGGCCGCTCTATTCAGTGGAGATGCGCCGCGTTCTCTGGCTCATGTCACATCCCTTAAAACCCGAACCAAGGAGAAGATGATTATGAGCAGCAAGAAAAAACCGGCGAAAGCCAAAGCGTCCGCCAAGAAGGGCAAAGCCGCCAAGCCGAACGGCAAGGCAAAACAGACCCCGATGGAAACCGCGCTGGCTGCTGTCGCAGCCATGCCCGGCAAGAAATCAAAAGCCGCCCGCGAGAAAAAGACCGGCAAGGGCGACATTGTCGTGTCGCTTTTGCAGAAAGCGGGCGGCGCAACCCACGCTGAAATGCAAGAGGCGACCGGCTGGCTGCCGCACACGCTGCGCAGCTTCCTTAGCCGACAGGTGCGGAAAGTTCTCGGCCACACCATCATCACCGAACAGGACAAGGATGGCGTGAAGCGTTATCGCATCAAAACCGAAAAATAATCTTTCGTTCAGGCGGCGGCTTGCGGGTCAACCCCTCTGGCCGCCGCCGTTTTCGTATAGCTTTCTCCTGTCGCGGCCAGCACGGCATCTTCGCCCGCCGCTTCCTGCCACCGGCGGATGGCGACATCCACAAAGGCTGGCTGAATTTCATTCGCGTAAACGCAGCGCCCGGTTTTCTCACCGGCCATGATCTGCGATCCGGAACCGCTGAAAGGCTCGTAACAAATATCGCCGGGCTTGGTGTGCTTGCGCATCGGTATGGCAAAAATTTCAATCGGCTTCATGGTTGGATGCTCGGCACCGACAGGCCGCGCGCGGCCTTCCCAGTCGAGTTGCCAAACCGAAGTGACGGATGAATTGTCGCCGTCATGCTCCGGCTTGAAACCCTGTTTCCAGCCCATCAGGCAAGGTTCGTGCTGCCACGGATAAAAACTGAAGGACTGCACAAAGACCGGCTTTACCCAGATGATCTGCTGGTGATTGAGAACGCCCAGCTCGTGCCAGATTTTTTCAATCAGCGACGCGCGCTTGTGCGCGTGCCAGCAATACCAAGCGGAATTTTCTTCGCAGACTTGCAGCCCGACCGAAAACAACCCGCGCAGAAAACCTTCCGCATCCTTGATGTCGATTTCGCGGTAAAGGTCTGACCAGTCGCGCGTCTCGAAACAGCCGGGCCGGTTGGCACCGGTGTAATCGACCAGATAGGGCGGATCAGTTGAAAACAGCTTGGCCTTTTTGCCGTCCATCAGCCGGTTGATGTCTTCCGCGCTGGTGCTGTCGCCGCATTGCAGGCGGTGGCGGCCCAGCAACCACAGATCGCCGGTCTGGCTGACAGGCGTTACGGGCGGCTCCGGCGCGCTGTCCTCGCCCGCGTTTTCGTTTCCGCCTTGGCCGGTTTCGGCCAGCAACCGGTCAAGCTCGTCGGTCGGGAAACCGGTCAAGGCCAGGTCAAAATCTTCTTCCTGCAAGCGGGCGAGTTCCGCCGCCAGCATCTTTTCGTCCCAGTCCGCGTTAAGCGCCAACTGATTATCAGCCAACCGGTAGGCGCGGATCTGCGCGGGCGACAAATCGCCAAGGCGGATGATCGGGATATCGGTCAGGCCAAGCTGGCGCGCTGCCAGCACGCGGCCATGCCCGGCAACGATCACGCCGTCCTGATCGACCAACACTGGATTCGTCCAGCCGAATTCGACCAGCGACCCCGCCAGCTGCGCCACCTGATCATCCGAATGGGTACGGGCGTTGCTGGCGTAAGGCAACAGCCGTTCAATCGGCCAGCGCTCGATAGCGCGGTCGCGGAAAATATTCTCTGGCATTGAGTTCCTGTTTAACTGCGCACGACGTGCGCACTGTGCGCATGGCTGTGCGCACCGATGAAATTAATAAGTTGGCGCGTTGTCAGCGGTTTCGCCGCACGCCGCAAAAGCGAGCGGGTGCGAACCTCGTTTTTGTTTCTGTCACTAGCGGATTAGCGGGCCTCGCCCGCCCGCTTAAGCTTCTGGCCGGAAAGGAACCGCCGAAGTCTTTGAAACGCTTGAGTTAATCGCGGTGCGAACGCTTCATGCGCACCACCCGCGATCATGCCGGAAAAGATGTCAGATTCTGTTGCATCTGTCGCATGGAAAAGTGTTGCAGTGATTTTCTATTTCTTACAAGCGTTTAACATCGAACTGACCTTGGCGAGCGCGAACACCCACTTGCGCCACGCGGTCGAGCGGTCGCATCCGAATTCCCAGCAGATAGCTTTCCAACGCACGTTGGCCGCGCGCTTCCACAAGATCTTCCGTTCCTCGACCTCCAGCCACTTCATCCAGCCAAGCGTTTGCTCCAGCCGCGAGATAGCATCCGGCTGCGCGCGCAGCTTGATCGGCTGCTTTTCCATCTGAAGCTTTTCCATTTCGGTGTGCTGAACGGGAGGCCAGACGTTGAAATAGCCCCGCACCTTTTCGGGCGGCAGGCGGCGCAGCGTGGAGATAGCTTCTTCAAGCTGATCGGCGACAAGTGAGGGCGTCCATCGTTTCTTCATGCTTGGCCGTCCTTATCGCGCTTGCCGTAGAGTTTTTCCCCGATCTGCTTGACCTGTTCCTGTTCCGGCCATGACAGCCGTTCATCGTCAGCCTTGACGACAAGGATGCCGTCAGCATTCCAGCCCTCGCGCTTGATGCTTTCCGGGTCGGGGCGTTTGCCACCAAAATTGCGGGGATGCCACTGCATGCTTCTTTCTCGTCAGAACGGAATGTCGTCGCCCTTTGACCAGTCAAAAGGCTTGGGGGTTTTGGATCGGAAACTGGTGATGAACGCGCCCGGAAAATGTTCCTTCACGCGGCGGATCGCTTCAGGGAGTTTTTCCAGCAGCAGGCCGATTTCCTTGGTCGTGAACACGACGCGGTCTTTGCCGATGGCGTGTGCCTCGGCCTCGTTGCGCACTAGCGCGACGGCGATACCGGCGCTGGGCAGCGTGATTTCCCAGACGGTCGGATCAAGCGGCCTGTGGCCAGCTTCGCGCGCCGCCTTATCGAGATACGCCCATGCGCGGCGCATCCCCTCGGCCTGCACGGCGATGAATTCCGAATTACCTTCCTGCAAGGCGGCGTTGAGTTTTTCGCTCTGCGCGTCAAACTTCATGCGCAGAAAATCGCCAACCAAAAGCCGAAGGCGTCCTACGCCCCAGCGGTTTTCCATTTCACGCGCAAGGTAATCCAGACCGTCAACGGTTGCCTGCCGGGCCAAAGCCGGATTGGCGGCGGTCATGGCCGCCCCCATAGGGTGGCGGGCATGCGTGTTTCGCATGCCATGCCCCCTAATAGGGGGAAACACCTGAAACTCCGAAACACGAGCCAAAAACAAACAGTTAGCGCATGGATGTTTCGCCTAAAATGCGAAACACGGAAACACTGAAATATATCAATGTGTTCCTCTGAATTTCGCGTTTGAAACATAGAACCGGTTTTAGTCATCCATATCCTCCGTTTCGGGCCAAAGTTCAGGTGCGGAAGCGGCCAGCTCCGGCGTGCCGAAGGCGCGTGAGAAACGCTTTAGCGTGACCGGTTTTTTGGCCATGTTCGCCGTGAAGCCGGACACCATGCCGTCATTGACGATGACGGTGTTCATGCGGCAGGCCGTGACGATGATTTCGCGCAACGTGCGCGAGGCGCGGCGGTTGCCTTTGTCGTCGGTCTGGCGGTATTGGGCGAAGCGTTCGTCACCGCTCCATGCCAACTGCTTTGCCGCCGCGTTGAGGGAGATTTCCGGTTCCTGAATTTGCGCCAGCAAGCAAGCGATGACGGTTTTCCGCTCATCCTCTTCGTGGCTGTCCGGTTTGGGAGCGGAAGCCAGTTCGACCGTTTCCAACACGCCTACCTCATCGCCATTGGCGATGGTGACGCTGGCCCGCCTGAACCACAGGGCGTTAGGTGAAGCGAGGCTCAAATTGGCTTTGGCATCATCAAGGCGGGCGTAAAGGTGCCGGTCTTCGTCTCGCACGCTATAGCGCTCGGCATCGCGGTTGCTCATGCCAAACAGCGTCACCACCACGCGCGCAACGCCGACAAGCGCGCTTGCGCCGCGCGCCGTGTGCATATTTCCGGCATGGCCGTCCGACGATCCTTGCGGCGGTTTGGCCGTGTGATGCACCAACAGAACGGCGCAACCTGTGCGGCGCGCGATCTCGCGGAACATCTGCGCCACGACTTTTATTTGCTCATTGCTGTTTTCCTCGACCTCATGGGTTTCAACAAAGGGATCGGCAATAAAAACCTTGATGTCGTTAGCCTTGATGTGGGCGATGCAGGCTTCGACATCCGGCAGGCGCAGCACGCCGCCATTGGTTTGCGTCTTGGCGAAAAGCAATGGCCGGTCTGATCCGCTGTTGATGGCCAGCCTGTCCTTGATGTCGTCCAGCGTCAGGCCATGATGCTGAAGCACGGCGGCAAGGCGGCGCTTCAGCTCGTCTTCGTCATCTTCGTTGTTGTAAATCCATACCTTGCCGGACTGATGCACGGTATGGCCGGTGATATTCTTGCCGGTGACCACGGCCACGCCAAGGGCGATACAAAGTGTGGATTTTCCAACGCCCGGCGGCGCAACCAGCAGGCTTAAATGGCCGCATAGAAGGCAACGCCCCAACATCCATTTTCGCTGCGGCAGCATGGCGATATTGAGATCGTGGACAAAAGAAATCAGCAGCGGCGAGCTGGAGATTTCATCAAGCTTGTTGGCTGGATCTGGGATGGCCCATTTGGCGCGCGCGCCGAGGATCATCTGCAAAACCTCTCGGCGCGTTTGATCTGCCCTGTAGCCGGGCAGCGTCAGGCTTTCGGTCGCGGCGATGATTTCAGCGTCCGACCAGTTGCGCGCAACCCAGTGAGCGACAAGGCGCAGAAGGTTATTGTGCCATTGATAACCCGACTTGACCGCTTGTAGTGCGGCCTCGACCGATAGCGGATCAGGCGTGCCGATGTTAAGCGTAGGTGTTGGCTTCGGCGGCGCAGACTTTTCTTCAACCGCGGGGAAGGCTTTCGCAAGCTGGCCTTCGGCATAGCTGCGCGGGCGGCCATCCGTGAAAGATTGCAATTCCGTGCGTTCTAGCACGCGACCTGGCTTATGCGGCCACGCGATTGAACCGGCAAGGCGCATGACGCGCGACGGGTTAACAACCGTGCTGTCGCCGCCAAGCGCAGCGGCCAGCGCCGCGTTCTGCTGGCGAATGCGCGCGGGATCGCGCTCCGGCGCTTCCTGAAGCCACCATAACTGCGCGCGGACATGCGGCTTACGGCCTGTCACCACTACGCAGGTGGGCGGGCAGCCGCGATAACGCTGCTTTGCCAGCTTGGCCGCTTCATCCTGATCAAGATCTGTGTAGAAAGCTGGCAGGCACAGCACGTCATCGTCGCTGGCGCGCCGGTCGCGTGGCGCTTCGGGTTTTCTCAAGGCCGCGCCAACATAAACATTCTGACCCGGCAACCGGTTTTGCTCGAAAGCAAACTGCGCCGCCTTTTCGATTTCATCGGTGCCGAAGAGGCGGGCATGTTTCAGCTTGCGGTCATGCGTATCCGTATGGGCAATTTCGATAAGGCCATCATGGCAGCCGTCAAGAAACCCGCCGAACAGGTGTTCCAGATGCCGCTGCATCATTTCCAAAGAAGGTTCGATCAACGGCTGCACGCGTGAAATGGCCCGTAACGTCTGCATGGGAGGAAGGATCAGAATTCGGCTTCAGCCAGCGGATTTCCCGCTGGTTGCGGCGCGGGTTTCGGAGCGGGCGGCGCAACAGCCGTGCCTTGCTGGGCCTTGGCGGGTGCGTTTGAACCTTTCCAAATGTCGGTCGGGTCAACCGGGCTTTGATCCGGCAGCTCGACCGGGCGATCCACCCATTTGCTGATTTCAAGCTTCGGCTTGTAGTTGGTGCCGTACTTGTCCTTCATCGCTTCCGAGCCGGTGCAGGCGATCACCGGCAACTGGCCGGGATGACTGGCGCGGTCTTCCTCGAATTTCTGATAGACCTCGCGGAGGGCGTTACAGAAATGGATGGAAGCCGACGACAATTCCGCCATGCCGCCAAAAAACTTCGGGCTAAACACGGCAAGAACAAAGCCGCGCTTGAAGCCTTCGCCGGGCGACGGCGCGGAATGATCAAGCGATGGATCAATGACACGCTCCGGCGCTTGGCCTTCGCGGAACAGCAGCCAGCCGGTGGCAATGTTGGCGAAATCCGCCACGAAGGCAGGGCGGCCAATTTCCACGTCGCCTTCCGGCCCTTTGGCGAACCATTTGTCGGCCTTGGAATTGTATTTGGCGTAGGGTCTGATGGTTCCGGATGCACCGATATTTAATGGCATGTGACTTCTCCTCTGCTGGTTGATGAACTGTTAGAAACCGAAAACCGCGCGGCCATTGGCTCTGGCCTCGGGGTTTGACCAAAAAAAGCTTTCGTAGTTGGGACAGAGAATGGCCGCGAGTTCCCGCGCGTCGCGTGACAGCGACAGAAAGCGTTCAAGTTTCTTGGCGATGATGCCGAGCGCAATCAGGTGCCGCTGCACTTCGTCACCGGACATTTCATAAACGGCAACCGCTCTGCCGTCTTTCTTGCCCGGCACCGGTTTGGCGTAGCAAAAGCGCATGCCGTAATTGCCATGCGCCGTGGCATAGATTGCGCCCTGCCGAGCGTGCGGGTCGGAAATGCCGCCGGGCAACCGTTCGCTGGTTTTGAGATCGACAACGATGCCGTGCTGATCAAACCGCCAATCGATATAACCGATCAGTGGAACCGAAAGATCAGGCAGGCGGATTTCGATTTTCTCCTGATAGGCGGTTGGCGCGCCGTACTGCCGCAGCTCGGCCAGCGCGTGCGTGACATAACCCGGAATGTTTTTGCGCTCATCAGCGCGGCGCTCGTCCGGCACCAGCGCCATTTCGCGGTCGTATTCCTGTTCGGCTTTGCCGATGCTGGCCTCGACGGACAGGAGGGGTTGATTAAGGCCGAGATGCACACCGGCTTCGACCGCCTTGCCACGCGCCATGACGGCGCTGCTGCCGTGCTTGTAGCCAAGCAGGCGTTCCAGAAGCCACAAAGCGGGTTCAGCGGCGTAAAGATTGAGGGAGGATGCGGAAAGATGGCTGATGCCGTAATGCTGAAAGGCGTTCATGCGACACCTGCCTTTTCCGCAAAAGCTGATGCGTCGCTTTCGATTTGCTTAGCGTTTTTCTTTTCGAATTCCTCTATATCGGAGAGCCGGTAAACGACACGACCGCCAAGCTTGAGATAAGTTGGCCCAACGCCCAGCCAGCGCCAGCGCTCAAGAGTTCGCTCGGATAATTTCCAGCGCTTTGCTAATTCGTTTTGATTGAGATGGTTGGTTTCCAATGTCGCCTCCTCGCGTTACTGCGTCGAGGCTCTTTAAGGAACGCATTTCTTCTTCCCGATATACGCCTGAAATTTTCCTGAAATTCAGGCGCGGCGGCGCGAAGAAAATGACGGTAGTTTTGGTTTCCCGAAATATCGGGAAGATTTCAGGAATAATTTCGGGAAGCCTTAGACGGCTTTGGAAGACAGATTATTGAGAATCGTCTTAGCGGCGGGAATTTGCGCGCCCGGTATGGCGTCGCGCGCCCAGCCGCGCAAATACCTGGCTTCTGCCGTCATGGGCGATAAAGCCTCGCCTTTGGCCACGCGCGCCAAATGCTGTTCAGTAATTCGTTTCATAATGCTGGGCCGCCCGGCAGAGATCGGCACGATGCCGGTTTTCGTATCGGGAGATATACCGGGATAATATGAACCGTTTATTGGCGTGATTTGATTTGCGATCTCGAAGCGGTCGCGTTCTGCGCGACTGACCATCAGGTCATCTACTGATACAGGACAGCCTTCACTTTGCGGCAGCTTGAAAAGCTCTTTGCGATCAAGTGACGTGAATTTATGGATCATGGCTTTTTGTTCGCGGAAAATTCTCCGCACCTTGAATGGCTCTAAAATAACATAGCCTTTGTAATTTATGATCCCGGTCGACACCGGTGCAATTTCCCCATCTTCCGTTTTCTTTAAGCGATAAACCTTGACGATGGATTCATCCAGCCAGATCTGAATTTCAAGCTGGCCTTGCTCTGCATAATCCCGTAGGTCGGCCATGTCGGTTTGCCAGCGACGCATCAACTGAGGCAAATAAACATAAGCTTTATCAGGCAGTGGCATGGCTGGCTGAACCCAATAGGAAATTGATTTGATTTCTGCACACTAATCTGCCTAGATAGATTCTGTCAATCATCAAAAGGGTAAATATTCACATGCCGAGCGGCGGAAAAAGACGCGGCGCAGGACGACCGAAAGGCAAAGGCCCGTGGGGTGAAGCCACACGCCCGATGCGCATACCGGAAAGTATGGTGAAAGGTGTAGCGGATTTTCTTGCCGCGCGTGGCTATCGCCTACCACTGTATGCGTCGCGTGTTCCGGCAGGATCACCATCACCCGCTGGAAATGATATCGCTAATATGCCGGAGCTTTCTAAGCTGCTGCTTAGTAACCCACGGGAAACTTTTCTGCTGCGCGTCACCGGAGATTCTATGATTGACGCAGGCATCGATGATGGTGACTTATTATTTGTCGACCGCAGTATCGAACCGCGTAGCAAGAAAATTGTCGTAGCGTCGATTAATGGACAGACCACAGTAAAACGGTTTTATAAAACAAAAGACAAGGTTTCCCTTTTGCCTGAAAATTCTCGATATAAACCAATAGAAATTAATAGAAATGATGAACTGATAATTCATGGCGTGGCAACAAAATCCTTAAAAAATCTGACCTAATCAACCAAGCCCGATGGCTAAAAGCGAAGGACAATACCGCCGCTTCCATTTCGTCTTGCCGTGGATCAAGAGCACATGGAATGCGGCGGCTGACCTGATCGAGCATTACACCGCGGGCAGGCCAGTAAGGCTCAGGCCGCTTCGCTCAGAGGCATACCATTGTCCTTTTTCGTTTCCTGCCTTACCGCCTGCCGTTCGAATTGTTCCACATCCGACAGCCGGTAAAGGATTTTCCCGCCGATTTTCATATGCTGCGGGCCACGGCCCTCCCAACGCCAGCGATCAAGGGTTTTAACCGACATGCCCCAACGTTTGGCAAGTTCCTTGCCGCCTAAGTGCTTATCCATGTTTTTCTCCTTTGCATGCGCGTGATTGCGCGCCTGATTTTTACGCTGCTTCGGCGGCAAGAGGTATGCCGTCATCCTTTTTTGTCTCCTGCCGTATCGATTGCCGCTCAAATTGCTCGACATCCTGCAATCGGTATAGGATTTTCCCGCCGATCTTCATATATTGCGGGCCACGGCCTTCACAGCGCCAGCGGGCAAGGGTTTGTGGCGACATGCCCCACCGCTTGGAAACTTCGTTGCTGTTTAAATACTTATCCATTTTTCCTCCTTTTCATACGCATGATTGCGCGGGGAGGACTATAGACCGCGTGCGTCAAGCCGCATTGCCGCTAACGAAAGTGTCCAAAGCTTTGCGCGTATAGCGCACGCTGTTGCCGACCTTCACGAATTTTGGGCCTTTCTTGCGCCAGCGCCAATCATCCATAAGGCGCGGCTTCACGTTTAAATATTTTGCCGCCTCTTCGGAGGTCAGGAAATTCGGCAACTCTCCAGCCACACTGATTTCCAGTTTCAATGCTAAGTCGGTCGGCTGCGGGGGTTCCACCGGCACGGCCTCCACATCAATAATTTTTGAATCGTTCGGCGCAGGCAATGCCAGCATCGGGCCGAGTTCACCCGCGACCATGCTGGCCGCTTCCAGCACCGGATCAATGGCAAGATGCGCATAGCGTGCCGTGGTCTGCGTTTGCGTGTGCCCAAGCAGGCGACCGATCATCGGCAGGCTCATGCCCATGGCGACCGCGTTGGAAGCGAAAGTATGGCGCAGGTCGTGAATGCGCACGCCTTCGATCCCCGCCCACTTGCATAGCTTGCGCCATGCGCTTTCCAGATAGGCAATCGGTTCATCCAGCTTATGATCGGAACAAATGACGTAGGGGTTGCCTTCCACGCGCGGCAACTGGCGCAGCAATTCCACGGCGACACGGCCAAGGTGAATGAATTTCGCGCCTGTTTTGGATTCCGGCAGCCGGATGATACCGCGATTCAGATCGACATATTCCCATTTGCATAACTGGATTTCGCTGTGCCGCGCGCCGGTCAGAATTAAAAGCCGAAAAGCGGCGACGGCATAACGCGAACACAGCTTGGCCTCTTCCGCCATACGCAGCGCTTCGCCAAGGCGTCCTATTTCGTCAACAGTTAGAAATCTTTCGCGTTTGTTCTCTTTGTATTTTTTAAGGTGACGGCATGGATTGGAGGCATCCGGGCGCAGCCCCCACAGCTCGGTCAGGTTGAACATTTTCGAGAGCAGCGCCAGCGCGCGGTTGGCGTTTATCGGGCGTTTGGCCATTGCGTGGTGCAGGTTTGCGATATCCGTGCGCGTTACCTCCGTCACCTTCAAATGGCCAATGGCGGGCAAAATATGAAGCCTTAGCAGGTCGTCATAACGCTTCTGCGAGGCTGGTTTCAGATGCGGCGCGCAATGCTGCTCCTGAAACCGCTGCGCCACCTCACGCACCGGCGGAACCTGATCGGCGGCCTGTTTTTCGGCCACGGGATCTTGTCCATCGCGGATGGCGGCCAGCACCTTTGTTGCCTTGATGCGCGCCTGTTCAGGATTTAAAATTGGATATTGACCCAGCGTAAGGCGGCGGAATTTTGTGCCGAAGCGGTATTGCTGGACGAAAAGCTTGCGGCCTGATGGCAGCACGCGCAGGGCGAAGCCGGGCAATTCACCATCAGCGATGGTGTAATCCTTGCCGGTAACTTCGGCGGCTTCAACGGTGCGTTTCGTCAGTCGTGCCATGCGGCTTTTTTCCTGCCGCACATCGCGCCCATTCCACGGACTCACCACGGAAGCACAAGGGAGCAAACCAGCGCGAAAATGCGACAAGTTCACATAGCCAGAATTGCCTGCCGAAATGCAACTAACTTATTGAAATATCAAAGAAAAAAGCATTTCTGCGCGACTGTTCAAAGCAATTAGAAATGATGCGGATTCTTTTGCTTCAACATGCGACCAACAGCTTGACTTACAAAGCTATTGTGCGAAGTTCTCGCTCGTGCGGCACCGTAGCTCAGCGGTAGAGCAGGGGAATCATAATCCCTTGGTCGGGGGTTCAAATCCCTCCGCTGCTACCATTCATAACGATTTGATATTCCAAATCTATTCGCCAAAACGGCGGCCAGAACAGGCCGCTTTTTTTGTG